TAACTCATGAAGCTACTAAGAAAACTATTTTCCAAGAAAAAAACCAAAGAGCCAGAATACTTTTTCGAGGTGGTTGAGACGCCCGAAGAGAAACAAGAACGACTCAAGCAGAAATATAGCAAATAACATCAATCTTTCAGCGTGCAGCCACGGCCTCATCGTGGAGTGTAACTTATACCCATAATTCCCCAAAATTATACTAAATTACTTTTTTCCTAATATTCCCATTTTACAGTCTAATAAAACATTGAAATATTCTGCGGTGGGGCTATGGGTGCACGTTGAAAGCACTAAAAAAAGCATGGGTTAGGGCCCATGCAAGAAAATTATACCAAGGAGATTATACCATGAAATCTTTTAACACTCAAACAGTCGCTAAACCAGGTTATGTAAAATCAAAAGCATTTGGATTGTGTGGCACGCTTGTTATTGCGACAGCTCTATTGATTGGTGCTGGCCAAGTATCAGCGGACGAAACAACACAACCAGTAGCAGATACACAACCAGCGGTTGCTAGCGTATATACAGCCGATAATGCTGGTAACGTGACAGTGACACCGTCTGAAACAGTGGCACCCGTAGCGGAAACACCAGTATTTACTCCACCAGCACCCGTGGAATCTCAACCGATTGCAGAAGCACCAGCAACAACTACAGAAGTAGCTCAACCAGTAGCCGAAACTCCAGCGGCACCTACTACAGTTACTAAAACGGGCGACACAATCAACGTTGAAAACCCAAACGTTGAGGTTACTTTCCCGAACGGTAACGGAAAGTATAGCCCGTTCGAGGTTGAGTATAAAGACATTAAAATCCCGGATGATGTTCCGGTGAATGAGGGGGACAAAGTTACTTTTGACTTGCCCGAAGAAGTGAAATTCCAAACCTCTTACGAGTTTGATGTGCACAATCCAGATAAAGCAGTGGTTGGGAAAGCTACAGCGGATGCTACCACTAACAAGGTGACAACTGTATTCAATGGCTATTTCAAATCACACCCTTTGAATAAGATCATGAACTTGAAACTAGATGCAAGCTGGACGGACAAAGTTGAAAGCGGTAAACCAGTAAATGTTAATTTTAACGGTACAGTCGTATCTGCAACTATCGGCAAAGAACAAGTCATCGGTAAAGATGAGTTGCTTGCAAAATGGGGATCACAAGATAAAGATGATCCAACAGTGATTAACTGGACTGCTCGTGTTAATTACGCTAAGAGAGTGCTCAACTATGTGACTATCATTGATGAAATGTCAGAGAATCAAAAGTTAGTTGATAACTACTTTGAAATTAAAAACATTGAAAGTGTTGATCCGTGGATTGACAAAGGCTCAGCTATGGACTTAGTTAAGTCTATCAGTAAGTCAGATCGTGGCTTTACTATCAAGATGGATCGCTTGGATCACATGATCTACATCAACTATAAGACTAAGCTTGTTAACGCTGTCAAGGACTCAGTTAACCCAACGAACAAAATTGAGTTGAAAGCAGAAACAGATGGAGCTACTTCGTATAGCTATGTGCAACTCGTAGGAGGAAAGGGTGATGCGAGCGGTGAAAATAAACCAGAACCTACATTTGAGATTCCTCGTGAAGCTCCAAAAGTTGACATTCCTGAATTTAACGGCGGCATCCCTGGTATTCCTGAAGAACGTGTGAAACCAGAATATACTGAGCCAATCGGAACTGTTCCGAATGATGCACCAGTGCTAGACAAACCAGAATGGAACGGTGGAACAGTACCGTTTGACGCCCCACAATATGATAAGCCTGAATGGAATGGTGGGGTAGTGCCAAACGATGCGCCAGTGTATGATAAACCATCAATCGACATTAACGACATCCCTTTGATGCCACCAGCTCCAGTCGTAGAAATTCCAGAATGGCATGGCGGAACTACTCCATTCGATGCACCTAGCATTGATAAGCCAGAATGGTCTGGAGGTGTCGTAGAATTGGAAATTCCAGTAGAGCCAGAAAAACCAACACCAGAAAAACCTAGCACGCCAGAAAAAGCCCCTAAAACGAGCGTAGAGCGTCCTAATAACAAAGTGGCACAATATACCACGGTATCTTATAAACTCGATTCTGAGCCAAGAGAGGGGGTAAATACACCCGTTTACGGTGGTACTCTTCCAGTTACTGGTGAAAAAGAAGGTATTGCTAGCACTTTGGGATTGGTAGTGATTGCAGCAGGTATCACAGCACTAACTCTTGGATTTAAGAAATATAACGAAAAATAATTAATTTTGCAGTGGTGGGAGGGTAG